CGGCCAGTTGTGATGCCTGCTGCTGGCGCTGGGTTTCGGTCGCCTGCCGCTGCTGCTGCGTGTCCAGCGTGCTCGCCGCCCGGTAGCGCGCCAATTCTTTCGCAGCCTCGGGCGTGATTTCCATCGACGCGACTTTTTCGGCGAGGTCCGGGTGCAGCGTCAGCGGGTCGAACACGCCAGGCACTTCGCGGCCGAGCATCTTGGCGATGCCGGTCAGCTCGCTGTTGAGCATTTCGTAAGCGGCTTCAAGGCCCTGCCGCCCGCCCTTGTTGACGTTGGCGAGGTAGCCGAGAACGGTCGAGAACTGCTCGGGCGACGCGCCGGTGCTGGCGACGGTCTGGTGCCACTCGTCGGCGTCGGCCTTGTAGCGATCGCGCTCCGTTTTCGTCGTCGTCAGCTCGGCCGCGATCTCCTTTTTCTGGGCCGTCAGCTTCTCGAAACGCGCGCGCGTCTTTTCGAGCACGCCGTCGGGGAGCGACTCGTCTTCTTCCTTGCCGGCAGTTTCGGCCGCTTTCTCAGCCTCGGCTTTCTTGGCGGCTTCGTCCGCGGCGATCTCTTCGGGCGTCTTTGCGGCCGTCTCAGCGGGCTTGTCGATCGCGCCTGCGTCCGTGGCCGCGGCATCGGTAGCGGCCGTCGTCTCGGCGCCTTCCTGAGCCGCTGGCGCGGTCTCGGCCGGGGTGTCCGCCGCCATTTCCTTCAAACCGGTCTGCACAGCCTCAAGCATGCCCTGCTCGACGGTGGGCTCGGCGGCGGTCGTGGTTGTCGTGTTCGTTTCGTCAGCCATGGGTTTCTCGCGTCATGCGACCGGCGGACCGCCGGCAGGTGCGCCAGGCGGTGGAGCGCCGGCAGTGGGTGGGGCTTGCATCGGGGGCATCATGGTCGGCTGCATCACCGGTTGCCCGGTAGCGGGGTCGATAACCGGCTGGCCCGTCAGCGGGTCGATCATCGGCTGCGGCGGTGGCGGCGTCGGGATGAACATTTCGGCGTCTGCCGGATCGTCCATGCGGTTCAGCGTCTCTTGCAGCAGGTTGACCAGCGGCGTCACCATCCACTCGTTTTGCGGCCCGCCAGCGCGCAGCGCACCGATCTGCTGGATCAATCCCTGCATCAGTGGCATCAGCACGCCCCACGCATCGCGGTCGCTGCCGCCGTTGGGTTTGCCGGTCGACCCGGCTTCGACCTCGACGGCGAAAAACGTCATCGCTTCCTGCGGCGACATCTTGATCCAGATCGCCTCAGGACCGGCGTACTTGACCGCCGTGGCCTGGTCGAAAATCTGCAGTGCCATCTGCGCGAAGTACACCGCGAGATCGGACAGCGCGTCTTCCATGTTGTCGCGGCGCGCGCCCGTGCGCGTCGAAAACCCGGCATTCTGAATCTTGGCCTCGGTGGCCGTTTTCTCGACGGATACGGCCGACTGCAGCGCTTCGGACGCGCCGCTGATCTGCTCCATGTCGCGTTGAATGGACGACGTGTCGTAGAGCGATGGGTCGATCGGGTTGTAAACCTTGGGTTGGAATAGGTCGCGCAGCGGGATTTGGCCGTCGGTGTTCGGTTTGATCCCGACATATTCCTGATGCGTCGATCCATTCAGTTTTGCGATGTCCGCGACATCGACCCGTCCGGCATCGAAAATAATGCCCGGAATCGCCCGCTTCCGGTGCAACGCTTGGTTCGACCGCGTGCGCGAATACTCTTCCTGTAGCGAGCGGAGCCGGTACACGTCGGACTGAGCGTAACGCAGGCCGTCGACGGGGTTAAACGTCAGCAAGAACAGCGGGTAAAACTGCAGCCAGGTCCGCGGCGCGTAGGTCTCGCGCGCCCAGCGGTCGCGGATGCCTTCAACGTAGGTGCGCACCCCGCCGTCGCGCTTTGACCAGATTTCGGTGATGCGAACGAATCCCTCTGCCGATTCCGACTCTGCGTCAGGCGCAACGTGCATGTCGACGAATGGCGCGGCCGAGCCATCGGAATCACCCTTGCGGGGGCGCTGCATGTAGGTCGTCGCGGATTTCAGGATGTCGGCAGCGTCATCGCCGAACGCGGTGCACAGCGACACCGCGTCGGCGCGCGGCTTGTAAATGTCGATCGCGATCCATGGGGCGTCGAAATAGTCCTCGATCTCGGCGCACTCTGGCGAGACGATCACGTCCTCGGGCTTGAGCACGTCCAGCGTGCCGCCCTCTGCGATGAGGATTTCCATCTGGCCCTGCATGGCGACAAGCTGCGCATCCATGCTGGCGCGCGTCACGTCTTGGTCTGCGCAGTAGCCGGATGCGAGCAGCGCCTTTTCGGCGTCGTACTGCTCCATATTCTTGCGCAGATCGTTGATCCGCGATTCCATGATCGGGTCGATCTCGGTGCGCGTCTGCATGCCGGCTCGCAGCCAGCCGGTGCCCACGGTCATCGCGGAGCGGACCCAGCGTTTGGCCTTTCGCTTGAGCATCGCGTCTTTCAGCAGTCGCGAAACGACGATCTGCAACGTCTCGGCGACCTTGCGATAGTTCGCGATGTTGGCGCGGCCGGCAGAGTCAGCGACTCGGGCGGCGATGTCGGGATTCTTGGCGTACAGGAACGACAGCAAGACTTCGCAAATCGACCCGATGAGGTTCGCGTTGACTTCCCACTGCTTTTCTCCGTCATCATCGCCAGCGGCGAGCTTGCGGTCGAGCGCCCACTGCTCGCGGGCCGGTTTCATGTGCTCGCGCCAATGGTCGACTTTCTTGATCCACGAATCGACATCGCGGGCCATTTTCAGCTTGGCTTCTTGCTTGGCCTTTTCTTCCTCGGCTCGCGCGGACTCTTCCGCATCCCGCGCAGCGTCCTCGTCGAGCATCGCGCCAACACCATCGTCTTCTTCTTCGATAATCACGGTGGCACTCCGGCGCCCAGGCATAGCTTCATTTCGTCGGCGCGGCGGTTAACCAAGCCCTTGATCTTCCGACCGCCAGCGTAGACCCATTTCGAGAACTCGCGACACCAAGTCGCTGCCGGCTGACCTTCATTGACCAGCCGCACCATCGTCGAATTACAGACCCGCGGCCCGCCGGCATTGAATGCCAGGGACAGCAGGGCCGCGGCCTCGTTTGCCCGCAACGGGACGCGCACGCATGCGTCGATCGCTCGGGCGGCGCTACCTGCGTCACTGGCGAAGAATTGGCGGCATTCCTCGGCCGTGTAGGACTGTCCGACGACGACATCCGGGCCGGTGTGGCCGATGCACGCCGTAGCGATCCCGACCACGTCGGCATAGCCGACCGGCTCGTTGCCTTCCCACTTCGCGACGAACGGCGCCGCAATCGCCAGGACAGCCGCGAAGGCGACGCCCGCGACTGTGGCCGGTCCTTTGCGGCTTTTGGCTACAGGAGCCATGTAACGAGGCAGCCGAGCGCGAAAGCAATGACGGCTGTCACTACGCGAGGGCGATCCGTCACCCACTTGCCGGCGGCGGCGAGCCTGCGACCGATGGCGGCGGCGTCTTCTTCTTCTGACATGGCGTTACTCCTTCTCGGCAATGGCAACTTCGAGTTTATTCAGCAGCAGTCGGTCGGTGCGTGCGCGGGCGTCCGCCTCCGTCTTCTGCTGTGCTGCGATGACGCGATCCGCTGCAATCTGGGCGTTCATATCGCTTATACGCTGATTTCCGGCGAGATAAAAGGCCAGCATGATCACTGTGCAGCAGCCGCAGAACAGGGCAATCCCAATGCCTGCAAGCATCCATCCGGGCGCCGATCCATGGATGTGGATGCTGCTGGTACTGCCGCCGATCATCGGCTGCGACTCTTTGGCGACCATGCCGTGAATCTCCTTCACCGCGCCGGCGATCTCATCAAGCGCCCCGGACATGACCGCGTCCATTTTCCTTGTCGCGCAACCGCTCCTTGATGTCGACCAGCATGTCGAGCAGCGGCTTCAATTTCAAGTCCAGGATGTCGTCGAGGTCGTCTTTCGAGTGATACGCGGTCGCCAGTTTCAGTTCGAGCTGCTGGAATTTCTCCGTAGCCGCCTTTTCGTGCGCAGCCAGCTTTTCGGCCAGCTTTTCTCCCTCTTCCCGCAGTCCCTTGCCCCACCGGTAAATCCATCCGGCGATAAGCGTAATGGCGGCATATGCAATGCCGACCCAGGATGTCATATCGCCACCAGCATCAAATTCCATGCCACGCCCTCAATTCAGGATTCCCGGCCTGATGCGCGAGCTTACCCTTTGTCGTTGGCGCTGTCGATCTCGGCGGCGGCGCGCGCCTTCACCAGTTCCAGAAATTTCACCGGGCCGGTCGCCGGGTTGCAATCGGCAGAATAGGCGCGGTTGCCGTCTTGGAGGGCGAGGTCTTCGGACCATTCCCAGGCCGCCCGGTATTCGGGCAGGCTGTTGAAGTCCGGCTCGATGCCAATCGGTCGGCGCGTCACCGTGAACAGCTTGGCATCCCAACTGAACGCCGCCGGCACTTGGATAGGCGACCGATACCGGGCACACATGTTGCGGGCGCACTTCTCCCGCGCAATGTCATCCGGGAACATTGCCTGGCGGTACGCCTGCTCGAATGCGAAGCGGGTCGGCAGCTTGGGGCGGATGTTCGCCGGCAGGGCGGCGATGAACTCGTCGACGGCCGGGATGGTGACGAATCCGTCCGCATCGGCCTTGCGGCTGAACTGCAGGCCGTCGGCGGCGGTCAGGTAGTCGCCGGCAGGTGGGGTGGCGGGATCGACGGAGGGCGGGGCGTTTTCGGGGCGTGTTTCACTGGCGATCAAGGTCAGCATTTCGATCTGAATCTCCGACAGGCGCTTGATCTGCTCTGCCAGTTTGCGGGATGTTTCGGGGGTCATGCTCGCTCCAAAGGCGCCCAGAAGGGCGCCAAGTCGATTACGGATGCTTGGTGAACACCGGATCAGCGATCACGCCAACATCGCCGTTGTCGGGGCGGTAGTTGATGAACTCGCCGGAGTCGATGCGCATCGTCACGTTGGGCGCGACGATCAGGTAGTCGATGCTGTCCGTACGGTACGCCGTGCCAACAGCGAGATCGGCAGCGGCTGGGTACTTCGACACCACATCGACGGCGAGCAGCAGCGCGACATCATTGGTCGCCGGGAACTCGACAACTTCATAGGTGCCGCCTTCATCGATGCGAAGTGCGGTGGAATCATTGATCTTGCGATAGGTGCTGCCGCCGAACTCGAAGAAGCCGCGAACCGCGACGGCCAGATAGTTGACGATATTGCCGAGGTTGTCGGAAACGGTAACAAGTGACATCTGATGCTCCTTTGTGCGCTATGCGCGAGTTGCGGCTATGCAGCCGCGATGGTGGTATTGCTGATGCCTGAGCCTGCGTTCCACACTGCGGCGATCTCTGATTCGGTGAGGATGCCGGAATACATGCCGGGTTCATCGATCGACATATCCCCAGCAGCAGCGCTTCCGGCCAGCTGGTGGAACTGGAAACTGCCAGAAGTCGCCCCGGTCCCGTCCGTCTTTGAAACGACAACCGGGGTCCCATTGTTCACCCGGCCGCGAATCTCTTGTGCCGCGTGGTCATATTCCACAATGACGAAAATCCACTGGTCCGCAGTAAGCGAGCCGAATTCAACCACCGTATCCGACCCTGCGGTCTTGGTGCAGAACTGCATCTTTTCCGAGAAACTGGTGCGCAATCCCCAGCAATTGGACTCATCGAGACGGCCGCAAATGCCCTGAAAGCCAGTGGCGCCGAACTTAATCCAGATGCAGAAGGTGAATGATGCATTTACGGGGAAAAGCCCCGTATTGGCCGCTGTGTCTGTATATCCGGACGTCGATCGCGTGCAATTCCCGACTTTCCCGGCCTCACGCGTGACGGTTCCTGAAACGACCTGGTGATTCGATCCGATCAGGTCAAGCAGATTCCCGGATGCTTCATCCTGAGTCCACAGGCTGACCGCCTTCGCCTTGAGCGTGGCAAGGTCTGGATTCGTCGCGCCACTCGCAAACCCCACCGGCAACGAAACGCCATACTCGGCGATTTGCCGGCAAATAGGCAGCGCGATTGGGTGCGTGATCTTCACACGCCGCCACCCAATAGGCCGCCCTCGTAGTCGACGCCGAAAGCGCCATCTGCAGCGTCGCGCGAAATCACGAAGATTCCGGCCGATGCGATCGTCAGCGTCGGATTCTGGCGCGTCAGCGAGAATCCGGTAGGGTTGTATTCGCCGTTACTGCCCTTGATGAGCAGATTTGCGCGATCGTTCGGGTCCATGGCGTCACCGGAGGCCCGGAACACCGATATGGTCGCAGACTCGCCTGCCGCAAGCGTCAATTCTGCCGACGTGTCAGCGGTTGTGCCCGACGCCAGCCATTCAGCTACTGCCATTTTTTCGCCCTCGTTTTCATGATGATACGCCTACGCGCCACCGCGATCAAATCACGCTTCCGTCCGGGCGCAGCCAGTCGCCCGATCCGTTCGTGCAGCACAGTCCCGCCGGGCCGCTGTCCGAACAAAAAACGACCATGCCGGCGACCGTGGGCGGGTACGCGGTGTAAATAGCGGCCTCCGTCGTCACCGGGACGACCGGAGGTAAAAACATGGTGATTACAGCCTCGTCTGCATCCAGAACGGGGAAATCGCCGTTGGCCAAAATGACATGGTTCGACAAGCTGGACGCCATGGCGCCAGCCCCGGACCCTATGATCGTGTTGCCGGAGCCCGTCTCTACCCCGGCGCCAGCTTGGTAGCCAACAAAGGTGTTCCCAGCGCCGCTGTCGACATCTACGCCGGCCCCAGAGCCGACAGCGACGTTCGTGTTGCCGGTGGCCCCAGCCAGCGCGTTATACCCCACAGCAACCGAGTCGCTCGGGTCATTTGCCGCGGCAAGGGCGCGATGGCCAACCGCCGTATTTCGGGAGCCGGCCTCGATGTTCCCGCACGCATCTTGTCCGACGCCTACGTTCTGGTTGCCGATCGTCAGCGCGTCCATGGCGTCCTGCCCGATTGCCACGTTTTCGGTTCCGCCCCGGTTTGCGTCAAGTGCGCCGACGCCTACCGCCAAGTTGTCGCTGTAGTAGCTGGTCGAGGCCGTCACGGCGGTCCCGCTGGTCACCACCTTGAGGACGCGCAGGCATCCAGCTGTGACGGCCGGCTCGCCAGCGCCATTTGCGACCGCAACATAGGTGTAGGAACCAGCATTCGATAGGTCAACGTAGGTGTCGCGGGAAGCCGTGTAGGCGTGCGCCGTTACCGCCGCTGGCGTTGTGCGCAACCCGCCGACATAGGCGACCCCGGCCGAAATATCCGCGCTAAGTGTCGCTGATGTGGTCCCGACGATTCCAGACGCAACAAAGTCCGGGATCAAGTCGGCTGTCGTCAGTTTATTGACCGAATCTGTCGACAGAACGCCGGCAGAAAGGGTAAGTCCGGCGCCGGCTGAAATCTCTTCCATGACGCCAGTTCCGGCCGTCGAACGACCGATCAACCGGGCCGTCGCCATGGATGTAGTCAGCGCACCGCCGGAAAGCAGCAGCGGCCCCGTTACCGAGATTTCCTCCATCGAGCCCGCGCTTGCCGTCGTGCGGCCCATCAGCTTGCCGGTCGCGATCGACGTGCGGAGCTGGTTCGACGCAATTTCGAGCGGAAACTGAACCGAAATGCTACCGGCAATGCCAACGCCCGCGCCTGTCGACCGCCCGAGCACGGAACTGTCGTTCATGCTGGTGATCGGCGTGATATCCGCAGTTGCCACCGCCCCGATCGTAGTCCGCACCGCTGCCGCGTCCGCGTCGTCGAGAATCGTCCGCGCGAAGGCTGTCAGGTCGGTTGTGGCGAACGTGTCCGAACCGGTCGCGTAAATCAGCTTGTTGGCTGCGGTCGTGACCGCAGCCAGGGCCGTCAGCGTCGCGTCGAGCGGCTGTTTTCCGTTGATCTGGGTCTGCACGGATGACGTGACGCCATCCATAAAATTCACTTCCGCGGCCGTCAGCGTGGGCAGGTTCAGACCGTCAAGGAACGTGTTCTGCGCGCTGGTCAGGTGGCGCGTGTTGTCGGCGATGTGCTCATCGAGAAGTGACAAATCTGCCGGCGTCAACGGCTGGCCAGACAGCATGAAGTTGACCCACGAGTACGACCCGGAGCCCGACGGCATCGAGCCCAAGAAGTCGACAAACCCCGGCGCCGCCACCTTGCACAGATACTGCGTCGTCACGTTACCGCGATCGTTGGGCCAGAGCGCTACAGAAAACAGGCCGGACGAGTCCGTCAGCACTGTTTTCGTACCGCCGACGCGCTCGCCAGTCGTCGCATCCCATGCGTCACCGGTCGTTTTCTTGTTCGGCGGGCGCACCAGCGTGAACGAAATTTGCGTCCCGGTCGGCACGACGGTCCCTGCCGGGTCTGCTACCGGCGCTCCGGTGTTGTTCAATGTGCGTGTCGTCAGTGCCATAGCCTTCCCTTCGGTTTATGCCAGTCGAATTGCGATGATGCTTGCGCCGGACGCTTCAATCGTACCAGCCCCGAGCGACGCGGATAGAAGTCCTTGGATCACGATCTCGTCGTCGTCGTTGGCCGTCGTGTAAATCGCTGCCGGCAGGGAATAAGCGCCGATCGTCTCGGTGCGCGTCGTCATGACAGGAACGTCGATCGACAGCGTGGTGTTGGCGATGTTCGCCGGGGTGTTATTGTTGCGCGCCAGCTCAAACGTCACGGTCTGCGTGGTAACGGTCGCGGCGACGGCTTCAAGCTGCAAATGCGCCTGCAGGAGATAGGTGCCGGGGGCCTCGATCACGACCAGCGGATTCGCCCCGCCGGGAAGCAGCGCGGCCAGCGAAGTCGTCAATGCCTGGTTCGACCCGCCGCCGTATTCCTCGTAGTGCGCGATGGTCGCGACGCCTGTCGTCCCGGTATCCGGGTCAGCGCCGCCGATCGGCGTCGGGGGCGCGGCCGGGCGCGTGATGGCGATTCGCGGGAACCGCTGGCGGCGCTTGATCCCGGTCAGATTCGCGTCAGCCACGGCCAGAGCCCTCGATTTTTCGTCCGCTCTCCGCCATCAGAATATCCTCAAGCTGTCATCGGATGACGATTTCGCCTCGGTGCCGTGCGTCAACCATTCCCACGAGCCGAATTTCAGGTCCGGTGCACGCTCGTCGACCTCGGCGGGCCGCGACCACTGCATGCCCTCTACGGCTCGGCCGAAATGGGCGCACACGTCGGGCGCGTCGTCGTGATACCGCGAGTCCGGGAACTTGCAGAGCAAATCTACCAGTCGGTGACCCCAGTCGCAATCGGGCACATGCAGCATCCCGGATTGCGCCATGCCCCGGAACGCTTGGAACTTCGCCACCTTGTCGCCAATATGCGGCAGCGGCACCAGCTCCAACGTCGAACTGTACGCCTTCCCGGATTGGCCCCGAATCTCGCGCTTTTTCAATCGGAAAAACGGCTCGATAGCCCGGTGAATCACGCCGACCTCATCAAATAGGCGGCGCACGGACCATTTGTCGGCCAGGCGCATAGCCTCGGCGACGCTGCGGTCAAGCTCGACCTGCCCATACCACCAGTCGAGAATCCAGAGCTTCCCGAACTGGTCGACGCCAGCGATCCCAAGCTCCGAAAAGTCCGCTTTCTGATCCTCGGTGACGGCAAAATCGCCCGCCATGTACTTTTGCAGCCACCGCGGCGCCTCGCCGGGCTTGTACCAGTTCACCCATTCGGCCTTGAACTCGCAGTCGGTGTCGATGCGCGGATGCTGCTGGTACAGCGACGCCCAGGTGCGCTCAACGAGCCGCTTCGACACCCAGTGCTGCGCATCGAAGTATTCAGGCCAAATCATCGACCCCGGAACGCCGCCTTTGCCGTCGCCGATCGGGCGCCCGAGCGGATCGTCGGCCCGCTCGCACTCTGCGGGCATGTTGATGACTTCCCAGTCGCGGCCATCGCGACAGGCAACCATTCCGGACGCCCCGTCGTAGTCTTCCGGCAAGATCGTGCCTGCCAAATCCTCGGGGTGCCAGCGCGTCAGGATCATGATGATCCACGCGCCCGGCAGCAGGCGAGAATCGACGTTATCCTCGTAGGATTCACGCGTCGATTGCCGCGTGACCGCGGAATTCGCCTCTTTGCGACCCTTCACCGGGTCGTCGATCACGAATCCGGCAGCGCGATTACCGGTGATGCCCGCCAGCAAGCCGCCGGCCATGTACTCGGAACCGTTGTTCAGCGTCCACTCGCGAGCTGCGGACGTGTGGTCGGAAATCGAGGTCGCAAAAATGTCCCGATAAGCCTGCTGATTCACCACCGATCGCGCACGCCGGCCGTGGCGCTCGGCCAACTCGGTGCCGTACGACGCGAGCATGATGCGCGCGCCTGGAAACTTCCCCATGTACCACGTCGGGCCGATCACGGTCCCGTAGGTCGACTTTGCGGAGCCCGGCGGCGCCATGATAATCAGGCGCCCATAGGGCCGCAGCATCGTCCGCTCGATGGCTTCCATGAACACGCGGTGGTGGTGCGCAATCGACGATCCGACGGGCTCGAAAACGAGCTGATCGGGGTCGTCGACGGCGGGCACGTTGGGGATTTGGATGGCTTCGGCGAAGCCGAGCAGGGATTCGCGGGCGCGGCGGCGGCGAAGTAGCTCGATCGCCGCCTGCTGCGGGGTAAGCTCAGCCACCCGAACCGCCAGGCGCCGGCAGGGTAGGAGCTTCGGGGCCGCGCAACGACGCATCTATGACCGGTTTCGCGCCGGCCGGCCCGGTCGAACCACGCATCGCCACCGCCATCAACGCCTCGTCCGGCACGCCAGCCGTCGCACTTGCCCCCACCATCAGCGGCCGGTTTTTGTCGCCGAGCAACGTCTGCGTCTCGCCAAATTTGTCGCGATACAACGCCGCGCTCAGCTTCCAGCGCACCTGCATCTGATTCTTCGCCACCTGGTGGTCCCGAGAATCCGCAATCCTAAGTGTCTCATCCATCATCGCCTCGGCCTTCACCTTTTCGGCGTCGTCCATCAGCGCCTCAAACTCCGGATTTTCGCGGCGCCAACGGCGGATCACCAACGGCGGCGGAATCGACACCGGGTCGGCGTCGTACATTTCGCGCAAACTCGACGACCCTTCCGAGTATTCCTCGGCGATCCGCATAGCGCGCTCAGGCTCGTACAAATCGCGGGCCGCGCGTGCCGCTGGCGTCATCGCAATCGCGTTTTCCGCGCCCTTCACGAGACCCCGGTAGTCGTCATCGCCAGGCGCACCGAAAACGCCGCGCGGAGCCTCGCTTTTTCGTGGCGCCCAGCCGCGGGTAAACGCCTCGATGCCGCCGTCGGCCGGGTCGTCCAGATCGTCGCCAAAATTTCGGTTCGATTTCGCCATCGGGCGATCGTACCGCTGGGCCGACGCGGCGACAACTCGACGGCCGGGCGGACAACTCGGCGGCGCGGCCTCGGATTCGTCTCACTACGCGGCGATACGCCAACTTTTTCGGAAAAATTTTTTGGGGGTTGCAGGGATGCCCCGGTATTTCCACCGCCCCCGGCTTCGCAGCGCAGCGGGGGCGTACCCCGGTCCCGGCCCCTGGTTTCGGTTGCGCCTCACGATCGCGAGCCGGTCAGTTAGCCAGCCACTCGGCCAGCCAGCGCTTGCACTCGGCGAGCTTGCGCGTGTTAAACCTGACCAGCACGTCGCCGTCCGGGTCTATGACGTGGTACGAGCCTTCTTCGCGCTGGAACTTTAGAGCGTAAACCTTTCCAAATGCCTTTATTGACCCGTCTTTCGCGCTGGCGTGCAGAGCGTCAGCGCGGTCTCGCATCTTGTCTTGGGTTGCTTGGCTGAACATTCCCATCCTCCAGTTGCCCATGGATACATGCAGGCATCGTGCCAATTCCGCCGCGCTGTCCCGATCCCGACCCGACAACCGGTCGCGCGGCCGTCCAGCCCGCCATCGAGTGCGCAGAATTAGACGTTATGTTAAGTCGTGAAAGAAATGTGAAATCGCCGCATGTCGGATCGGCCGTCGCGGCGTTGGCACGATTCCGCACGCGGTGACAAATCGCGTCACATTCCCGCCAGGAATGACCATATGTGACGCGCCAGGTCAGCCGGTGAAAATTGGACGGTCTCGAAGGGTCGCCGTCCAATAATGAACGAATGATAAACCGTAGGGGAGGGGAGGGGGTGGGGGGGGGTCAGCCCGTCCGGACCCCGGCCAGCCCACCCAAGACAGGGGGTCACATGCCCACTTTTCGGCCCCTTTTCCGACGCGCCAGGGCGGCGGTCAAAATGTGCCGGTTAGTTTTTCGGCCGCGCGAATGTGTGAGGCAAATCGCGAAAAAAAACCCTTAGAAATCAATGTCTGTGAGGCTGTGAGGCG